GAAGTGGGCGCAAGGGATCTTCGTGAACGATTTTCGATTGTCCCGCTTTACTCCGAACTACCACAGCGCGAATGGCAAAAAATAGCCGACCACGAAGCCGATGAGTATTGGGATGAAAGCGTCAGTACAGGATGCAGGCTTTCTTTTGGTATGGGGGTTGATTATGCGAACCGAGTGCTGAAGGAGAAGAACAGATGATTCAGTTAACGAAAGAGGAAGCGCAGCAGGTGCTGGATGCGTTGGAGTGCGCTACGCCGCCGACGTTCAGCGCAAAGCTGGTGGAGGATTGGCATAAAGCTGTTGATGTCCTCCGCGCCCGTCTTGCTGAGAAAGAACAGGAGGAGAAAAAATTATGGTTGTGGAAAAACTTTGTTGATGGCAAGCCGGAGTATTGGGCGTTTGACAATCCGTACCCAACAAACCTTGACAACGGAGACCCGCAAACACTCGGACAACCTTGCGGTTACGCAATCTTTAAGCCATCGCATGACGGAAGCAATGGTCGAACTGAAGAACAAGTGTTGCGCAAAATGGCTTCAATTAACAAGCGCGAATGGCAAGGGCTGACGGATGAGGAAATAAACAAGATCAGCGATGAATGGAGAGAAACGCAAGACGGGTTGATTGCACTTTCTCGCGCCATCGAAGCCAAGCTGAAGGAGAAGAACTCCTAATTTATGAAAAAAGACGAGAAAATTTACTTGTCAAAAGTTTCTGACTTGGGATGTATAATTTGCTACAGGCTTGGCTATCCAGGTTCATTTGCTGAAATTCATCATATTCGCGGAATTGGTTTAGGTTTTGGCGTAAGAAACTCGCATTACAATGTTTTGCCGTTATGCCCAGAGCATCATCGAGGAAATACTGGTTATCACGGAATGGGACGTAAAGCATTTGAGCGAAAATACGAAATTACTGAGCAAGAATTACTTGAGCAAGTAAAGGAAATGCTAAATGAAAAAGACGAAATCCGAAAAGAAAATCAGCAAAGTAATGCGTGAATTTGGATCTGGCACTCTGCATTCAGGTAAAGGTGGCCCTGTAGTTAAATCGCAAAAACAGGCCGTAGCAATCGCGTTGAGCGAAGCTGGAAAAGCTAAAAAGAAAAAATGAGCCATCAAAGCCAGCTAGATTTTGTGAGGTCGCTGAGATTGCGATTTCCGATATTTTTTGCAGGGCAGAAAGTATTGGAAATTGGCAGCTTAGATATTAATGGCTCAATACGTCAGTTTTTTGATGGATGTGATTATATTGGCGTTGATCTTGGTAACGGCCCCGGAGTTGACTTGGTTGCGAAAGGGGAAGAATTAGACTTTCCTGATAAATCGTTTGCTGTTGTTGCATCTTGTGAATGTTTTGAGCATAACGAGCAATGGGAAGCTACATTTCGCAACATGATTCGTATGTGCCGCGGGCTAGTGTTTTTCTCATGTGCAACAACAGGTAGGCCGGAGCATGGGACAAGGCGCACAAGTCCACAGGATGCCCCATTCTGTAATGAATACTATAAAAACCTAACTGAATCTGACTTTAGAGAAAAGTTTACGTTTGAGGAATTTGATTCATACGGATTCTTGACTAACAAATGTCCTGCTGACCTATATTTCTGGGGATTATGCAAGCAATAGTCATATGCTCTACAGGGAATCCTGGCCTTGATGTACTCCTAGCATCAATCCGATGCTACGCGCCAAATATCCCGCTTTACATTTCACACAAAGATCCGTACAAGATTCGTAACGTCAATGCGGTGATATTCCCAAACCTAGAAAAGAACTTTGGTGACGCTTATAACGTAGCCACAGACGTTACATTCAGAGATGGCTTTGATAGCGTAATACTTGCTAACGATGATGTAGTTCTAACGCCGACGACTATTGCTCTAATGAAAGAAGACAATAAACTCCTGACTTCTAGGGGATTCAAAATTGGGTTCTTGGGTGCTAGGTCGGATTATGTATTGCCAGATCAAAACATCCGTTTCCCTGTAGATAATGATGAGTTTGTAGGGCTAAAACGTAGGTCAGAGGATCAGATTAAGATGACTAGCGTGATAGCTCCAATATTCGCGTCAATAAGTCGAGAAGCATGGGATACGGCAAAGTTTCCCAGTACAAACTGGTATTCAGATAATATAATCTGTCATGACATGCAAAAAGCGGGATTCCAGCATTTTGTAAGTAGGGCTTATGTGCATCATGCAGGAAGTCAATCAGTAGGCACAGACTTTCAGAAATGCCATGAGGAACCAAGAGAGTGGATAAGGGCCAACAGGCCGGATATGTATGAGGTGATATATGGCTGACGGTCTTTTGTCTGATGTGCTTGGTGCGATTGATCGCCAGAAGCAACGAACTAAAGCTAGTCTTGGGCTTTTGTTTAGCAATCCGCAGGAATGGGCGGCTCAAGCTGTAGAGCAGACGTTGCCTACTAGGGCAGAAGAAAAGCAATTTCGTGAAGTAAAAATGGCTGATGGCGATATTACGCAAACGCCTTATTATAAAAAAATGTTTAATATTTCTCAAATGCAAGGAAGTATTAAATCATCTAAAAATCAAGATGGATTGCTTGATTATATGATTTCGCATAGACCAATGACTGAACAAGGTGGGGCATCGAGGCTTCATGAAGCGTTTAAAGCTTTTGGTGAAGATGTATATGGGAAAAATGCTTTACAGTATTTTGGCAGCGGCCTTTTAGGAGAAAAAACAAGCTTAAATATTTTGCAAAAAGTTAGAGGAAATCCAAATGCTGAAGTAACAATTTATAGAGGAGTTCCAAGTAATGTTAAATCAATAAATACAGGTGATTGGGTTACTTTAGATCCAAAAATGGCTGCAGAATATGGAAATGTTATTAGTAAAAAAGTAAAATCATCGGATTTGACAACATGGCCTGATTCATTGGTAGAGTTTGGATATTACCCAAGTAAATAAGCAAGACACCGTGAGGTATTGCAAAATGGAAACAAACGAAGATAAAGAAACTAAAAAAAACTGGAAAGTAGGCGATGGTACTGCTGGCCCAGGTAGGCCAAAGGGCGCAGTAAACAAGTCAACAGCTATCGTTAGAGAGGCTATTGCTAATCTACTGGAGCGCAATGCTCCGAATATGGACAAGTGGCTGAATGAGGTAGCCGCAGAAGATCCGTATAAGGCACTAGACCTAATGAACAAGCTTAGTGAGTATCACATTCCTAAGCTGGCGCGTACTGAGCATACTGGCGCAGATGGCGGCCCTCAAGAGCATTTGGTGACATGGCAGAAATAATCATTCCTTACAAGCCGCGTAAGGAACAGGTGCAGATTCATGAGGCTATAGATAGCCATCGTTTCTCTGTAGTGGTGGCCCATCGAAGAATGGGGAAAACTGTCAGTGCAATCAATCATCTCATCAAGGCGGCAGTCCAGTGCGGCAAGCCTAATCCTCGATTTGCCTACATTGCCCCAACGTACAGCCAGGCCAAGCGAGTAGCGTGGGATTACGTCCTAGAGTTCACTCGGCCACTAAAGGCTGTGCCAAATATCGCTGAGCTTAGGGTGGACTTCTGGGGTAGGCGCATATCTCTTTACGGTTCGGATAACCCAGATTCCCTGCGTGGTCAGTACTTTGACGGCGTGGTGATTGACGAGGTTGGCGACCAAAACCCCAAGATTTGGAACGAGATTATCCGTCCTGCGCTGGCTGACCGAGCTGGATGGGCTTTGTTTATCGGTACACCTAAAGGCAATAACCACTTCAAAGACCTGCGAGACAGGGCGGAAGAGTCGCCAGATTGGGCGCTGCTAGAGTTTAAAGCCTCTCAGACTGGGGTGCTGCCAGCGTCAGAGCTAAAGGCCGCGCAGCATGAAATGGGCGAGGATAAGTACAACCAGGAATTCGAGTGTTCATTTAATGCCGCAGTCGAGGGGAGTTACTACGGGAAACTTATCAACGATCTTGAGGGGCTTGGCCGTATTACTGAGTTTCCTACTGACGATCTGTGCCGTTCGTTTGTCGCTTGGGATCTTGGCATGGGCGATTCGACTGCACTCTGGGTGGCGCAAATTACTGGCAAGGAAGTCCGGCTGATTGACTGCGTAGAGAATCACGGCGTTGGCCTTGACTGGTACGTTAGCTGGT